TCTGATGCCTTTACGGGTTCCCAACCCTCTCGGAGCTTTGACGAAACGTTAAGCGGATCAGCGGCGTTTAAGGTGCTGACTCGAATCCAGCGAAAAGCGTACCCGTCCTCTGGTGTGGGGTCGGGCAGAAGCTGGGGCGGCATCCACTTCGCGGAGCGAGTAGAAGCTGCACGAGTATCAAGTTCACGTTTGTCACGATTTTGTTCAGCCATTTTCATTTCCTCATTTGTTCCGCAACCTTACGAGCATAGAGTTCCAGAGGAACACCAAGCCGCTTGGCAATTTCGACCTGCGATTTAGTAAGTACGACCTTTCGGGGAGCAGTATTACGTGTTGCGGGTGCGACAACATTCGATTTTCTCGGGGAAGAAGAAGCATCCCCCGGTCTTTCGGACTCGAATATATCCGAAAAACGATTTTGCATCTCTGCGTCGATTTTATTGTAATAAGCATCGCTGCCAGATGCAAATCCTTGTTCGACCAATTCATCGTGAAGACCAAGGGCATAAGCCGTCATCTTCTTGTTTTCGCCGAACCAAGTGTTCTTTTCCGTCCATTCACGGAGCTTGTCGTCAATCTGCGGTGGTGTTGGCCGGGAGACTGGCAGGCGGGTTTCTGCCTCTGCCTGCGGGGCTGGCTTGTAGTTGTTTACACGCTCTGCCCGCATTTTTGCGACAGTCATTGCCTCCTGCGCGTTAGCCACGGCATCTGCATCGCCGGACTCATAAGCTGCCTTGAAGCGTTGCTTGGCCTGCTCCATCTCATTGGCAACAACCTTCTTGGCCTGCTCATGCAGTGCGTTTTGGCCCTGGTGCAGACTGCCCTTGAGTTTTTTGTTTTCCTCAATGATCTGCTTTGCCACATTGATGGCCTCTTCACGCTCTCGCAGTGCCGATTCTTTGGCCCTGCGTTCATCGTGATAGCCTTTACCCAAATGAGCCAACCGCGTTTTCAAACGCTGGTCGGTGTACTTCTCCAACTCTTCGTCGGTAACGTCCTTGGGGGACTCTGTAAGAGGTTCGCGGTTGCGGTCCTGCTCTGGAGTGTCGTCAACAATCTCAACATCCTCTGCAACTACTCGCCCGCCTGCGCGGAGGTTTTTTTCCTCGATTTCGTCGGGGAACTCAAACTCAGTTTTTTCAATTTCTGCCATGATGACTCCTTATGGACGTTGAATGCCGCGTGGGTCTTCAACAACAGCCTCTACTGAGTCGTCGTTGATGATCCTCCACTCGGTGCCGTGAATTTTCATTCGAGTACCGCTGTTGGGGCGGACCAAAATAAAGTCCCCAACTTGGCAGCTTGCGCCACTTGGGAAGCGTTTTTCGTCCTTGAATGCATCTGGTCCTATCTTGGCGACAAAGAGGACTGGCGACAGCAGTTCTTCAAACTGCATCGTCTGGTTGGCCTTTAAAAGACCACCTTCATACTCTTCTTTCGCCTCTGGAAGCATGCACAGAAGGTGATAAGTTACCGGGTCGGGAATCTGTTTGGCTTTTTCTTCAGCGGATTGGCTGAGAATGCCAGACAGGTCCACGGCCTGCACATCAAAGTTCGTCATCATTTGCCTTTATCTTTTGCACGAGGTCTTCAAGTTCAAACTGTGCGGTCTTTAGACCCCGGATGAAGCCGCACAATTCTTTGTAATCTTCAAAGGTCTTGCAACCTCCTTGGCTTACAAATTCCATCATTGCCTTTTCACGCTCAATCAACTTGTTGTTGATGTAGTCAAGGTACTGGTTGTCCATGTATTACTGCCTTGGGGCTTGTTGAGCCTGCATGGCCTGCTGCTGTTGAATCTGCATCTGCTGCTGCTTTGCAGCCATCTCTATTGCATGGGCCTCTTGCATCTGAGCAATTTCCATCTGCGTTCGATACGCAGCCATTTCCGGGTCTTCTCCAACCTTTTGAGCGGCCTCCCTGGCCTTTAGCCCAAGCTCTTCTGCCTTGAGTTGCAAGTCGCCACGGACCTTCATTGCCTTGATCTGTGAGTCTTGCTCTTTGATCTTCAGTTCTTGCATCTGCATTTGGATGAGTGGGTCTTGCGCGGCCTGTTGGGACTGCTGTTGGGCAGCTTGGCCTTTGCTTTGTGCAAGCACTTGCTGCGCTGCCATTGCAACCATTTTTGCCAGCATGACTTCGGCCTCTTCCGGCATTTCTGCGTTGGGCGCAGGCAGGGGGACACCCAGTTGCTCTTCAATCTTTTTGCGATAGGCAAAGGCAAGATGCTCGGATACGTGGGCCATGATTTCGGCCTGCATCTTTGCACTCTGTGGGTTTTGACCAATCTGCGCCATGAGCAGAGGGTCTTGGGTCAAAGCCATGTGGACTGCGATATGCGCATCGTGGTCTTGATACACGAAGGCTTTTGTGGGCTTCCCGGTGAGGAAGGCCATGTTCTCTGACACAGGATCACGCGGGGTCATGTCGCTGTCAATTGGGACAAGCTTCTCTGCGTTTTTGATGCCCAGGACCTCAATCATTTGACGGTGCAGTTGGGGCAGATCGTAGATTTGCGGGGCTTGCGCAGACAGTTGAATGACTGCTTGATACTGCATGATCCGCTGCGCCATGGTTGCGCTGTTGGGATCAGAGACTGGGATGATTTCTACGAGGTCATAGTCCGCTTGCTTTGCGGATGGCTTGCCGCCCTCGGGCTCGTAGTCGTAGTCGGTTGGGGAGTTGTCCCGGATGATTGCTTTGAGAAGTTTAAACTCCTCTTTCATGGAGTTGTGGACCCTGGCCTGAACCGCGCTCATGGTTTTGAGTTGGCGTTCCAACAAAGCCAGCGTAGTGCCCACGGGGGCATTGGCCCCCATGTCACTCATCTTCATATCTGCGACTGAACCCAAGCGCCGTGCTTCGTCGGTAATGCGCTCCAACAAAAGGGCAAGCACTTGGCTTGGTTCTTTGTATGGAAGGGGCATGATATTGTCACGCATCGTGCCGGATGGCACATCTACATCTCGCCACTCACCGGGAGCGATTGGGGTGTCATCACCCTTGATGCGCAGGCCGCGAGTCTTAACGCCGCCCGGTAAATTAGACAGAGTTCCTGCGTCTACCAACTGACGGATGATTGAGGTGCCCGCTCGGGCGTAGCCACCAATTATGTGAATGAGGCCAAGGCCATACACACCAAACCCAGGAATGTATGTGTACTGTACAAAATGCTGACGGCGCAATTTAAGTTTGTCATCTTCATTCCAGTTTCTGCGTATTGAGAGAACCTTGGTCGTGCCCCGGTCGATGGTGACTACGTAAGGAAGAGCAATCCCGTCATCATCCTCATACCCCGGCATTTCGTAGTCAACGCACATCTCCAAGAGTTGGTAGCGGTTGTCTTCGTTGAGTTCATAGCCTTGGTCTTCAGCTTTTTTCTTCTCAATGTCGGTGGTGAACATCTGAGGTTCACCCATCTCCACATCACGGTAGAAACCGGCGACTTGAAGCTTGCGGATGTCATTCTTTGTCTTGCGCATCACATGAGTTACGCGCTCGGATGACCTTGAGTTTGATGCCCCGTAGGGCATGATCAGGTCTTCTGCGGGAATAAAGATGGAGGTCTGCCTGCCAAGGGTTGGATCGGAGTACACCTTCTTAAATGCTGACCCGGCCAAGCCAAGGTTGTAAAGCATGCGCTCATGCTCTGATCGGTACTCCGGCATTTGCTCGGTCAGCCGGTAGTTCATGTCGGTGCGAACCCGCTCGGCTGCGTCTTCTTTGAGCTTGTTGATTGCGCCGATGATTTGGGTCTTGACAGGCCCCTGGGCTGGGAATGTCTCAATGATGGTTTCTGACTGGAACCTGATGGCAGCTTCTGTCAAAACCGTAGAGTAAACCCCGCAGGCACCTTCCCATGGTTCAGTGCGCTCTTCGTACTTCATGCCCAGGACTTCAAGTCCCTTGACATACATATCTGACCATTCCTTGCGAGAGGCGACATCACTCTCAAACTCGCCAATCAGATCACTTGCCAACTTGCCAAGCTCACTTTCATCAATGAACTCTGCGAGGTTTGAGTCAAACCCTTCCTCTTCCGTCAACTCAACCTCAACAACTTCAAAATCCATTGGGCCATCAAGGAAGATTTCTACTGCTGAGTCATCCGACTGGATGTCATCAAGACTGAGGGGAGGCATGCCCAGAGGAGCCCCGCCGATGCCAGATACCATGTTTACCATATCAAATCCTTAATAGAAGCCGCTGCTTTTGCGGCGGAAATACCGTTGTTCTTCAGGCTCATCCGAGTCAAGAGGGATGAAGCCGCCGCGCCGAAAGCGCAAGAGAGCTTGGCTTGTGGAGTCCACCAAGTCGTCATTGTCGCCATTAGGGAACGCAGCAATTTCTTCCATGAGTTCATCTGCCCATCTTGTCTCAGGGCACCACACAACTCCAGACGCAAATAAATCGGAAATTGAGTTAACCCTGGCGATCTTATCGCTTCCCTTGCCGGGTGTGTACTCCGAAAGAGGAATGCCTATCTGCCTGAGTTCATAAATCAAAGGCGCACCAGCGGCCTTTTTCTCAACAATCAAGGTATCGGGCTCCCATTCCTTGTACATCTCCAAAGCTTTTTGTTTAAGCTCTGGGAACTCCATCCTCTTCTTGTAGGCATCCAAACAGATGATGTTTGGCCTCAAATCGCCATTTTTGTTGGGGTGCTGAAAGACACCCCAGGTCGTGCATGCAGAGTAATCTGCCCTGTTTGACTTCTCAAAGGCCGTATCCCAGCTTTGGATGATGTATTCGCACTGAGGAGCCTCATCAGACTCCCAAATGCTCCACTGGTCACGCTTAATGATTGCGTTTCCTTCGGATACGGGGTTCTGTTGGTACTGCGCCTCCCACTTGGCGACAGGAATCTCGGCTTTAATCGCCTCCAACTCTTCTTTTTTCCAAAATCCGGGCCACAAGGGAGAGCCAGAAGGAAGAATTGCCGGAAATTCAATGATCTCCCAGTCGTTTACACCATCTTTTTCGGAGTTTTTGAGGATTGCGCCGGTTAAATCACGCTTTGACCACCGGGTCATCACAATGATGATGGCCCCTCCAGGCTGTAAACGCTGCCGAGGGCCAGATGTGTACCACTCATACACATTGTCAAAGACTGCGGGGTTTCCCTGCTTGGCCTCTTGCTCCGAATGAGGATCGTCAATGATCAAAAGGTCCGCACCCTTGCCCGTAACGGCTCCGCCGACACCAATAGCAAAGTAATCACCGCCCTTGTCTGTGTTCCATCGTCCTGCGGCTTTTGAATCGGTGGACAGTTTGGTGTCAAAGACACCTGAGTAAACCTCAGAGGACACCAAATTCCTCACCTTCCGGCCAAAACCTACAGCCAGTTCTGCGGTGTGAGCAGTCTGGATAATCTTCTTTTCCGGATATTTCCCGAGAAACCATGCCGGGAGCAGGTAAGAGGCAAACTCACTCTTTGTATGCCTTGGTGGCATGTTGATGATCAGCCTCTTGAGTTGCCCCTTGGCAACTCTCTCAAAAGCACTTGCCATGATCTGGTGATGCTTCCCAGAAATAAACCCAGGCCACATGTGAGAGGCAAAGTAGATAAAAGACTCCTTGCACTTCTCAATCCTGTCGTATTCCAAAAGCATCATGATCTTTGCCCGCTCATCTTCTGCGACCAAAGGGATCAACTCCCGATACCTCTCCACCTCCGCTCGACTCATCATAGAGATGCCACTTCCTTCACACTGCGATCAATCAACTTGATCGAATTGAACTTGTGTGGCCTTATCTCCAGAAAACCCTCTGCCTGCAAGATGTGAATCACCCGGTGAATGTTTGACTTGCTCTTCTTTCCAAGACCCCGCGCAATCACGGAGTACGAAGGAGGAACCCTGTGAAGCTTCACATAAGCCTTGATGAAGTCTAATACTAATTGGTTTTTCTCATTCATATTGATAGCTGTTTAAACGATAGCATTTGCGGAGTTTATAGTAGTATTGAAACGTTCGCAACTATTAACCGCAAAAAATATATAGGGGTGGGGGG